TAAATACGCTTTAAAAATTCGTCAACAAGTAGACCATGGAATTAAATTTCAAACAACACCTCAAATGGCAATGGGGCTGGAACCTGGAGAATACTTTCAGGTTGCTTCTGCGGTTGCCCACTCTGACAGCTCTATTGGAAGCCTTTTAAACAACGGGTCAATAGACAATGAAGGTAATGTTATCGGCTTGGATTTAGAGAATGGAACGTACCAAGTTCAATACTGGAGACCTGGAACAACAGGAATTGCCGAAGCCACGCTTACGGTTATAGACGGCCAGACTTCAAATTTTGCATTGCGAAGCTCGATTTTTGCGGTTTCACTGCAGAACAATCCCCAACACCGTGTTTACAAACTTGAAAGTCTAAGTTACGCAGATGATGGTCTTGTGGAAGTGGCGGGAAGTTTTGCCCCCTTAACAAGTACGGGGTCGCTACGCACTTTAGACTGGGGGGGCGTCACCAACAGCCACTTCATAGTGGATGCTTCTTAATAATGTCTGTTACGTTTCCGAATCTCAAGCCAACAAGCCGAACCTATAAACCTGGGACGTACCCACAGACGTTTTTTAAAGCTCTTAACGGCGCAACGAGTGTTGTCCAGTTTGGTGCTCAGAACTTTGATGCCGAGCTGACTCTTCTCTTTTCCAACATTGAAGACAGGGATGCGAACAGCATTATCAACGCTTACGAAGCTTCAAACGGCCTATGGAATCAGGTCAATTTTAATTCGGGGGTGATGGATTGCGCTGGGAGCACAATGCAAGCAAGGATGAAGGAAGGTTCACCATTGAGATGGCGCTTTGCGGAACCTCCGACAGTGACCTATAAGTTCCGTAATATCTGTGATGTGTCTTGCCGCTTTACCGCTTACATAGACGGCGTTTAGAATAGGGAAACGAACGCGCACCTGCAATGGCTTTTACTAGCGGCATCAACGGAAAGCTGTTCTTTGGCTCTGGTACGTCTGCGACAAGCGGAGGTTGCGAAGCAAAAGTCCAGAACTGGTCATGGGCTACAACTCAACAGATGCTCGATACTACGAGTCTTTGCGACACTGACAGGACTGTTGTTCCAAGCACTCGTTCAACCACTGGCAGTTGCCGAGTACTGTACTACGGCTCCAATTCAACGGCTTCTCAGCTAATCAATAAAATCGTAAAGAATGGAACAGGTGTGGGGGATGGTGACAATGCGGCCTCTGATCAAGTGACTTTTAAACTGGAGGTGGACGGAAAAACGATCACAATCCCCGCTTACATCACCAATGCGGCAATGAATTGCGCTGTTGGGGAGGTTGTATCTGTTGAAATCAGTTTTGAAGCTGATGGTGCTGCTGTTCAAAATAGCTTGTAAACCATGTCTATCTACTTAGGCAGTGAAGGCGAAGTTCAGCTCCAACGTGTTGGAACGGGTCGTGGCCTTCGTAGTGAGCTGGCGCAATCTGATGTAAATGTCAGCCGCAAACGTTTCAGCGTAGACTTTGCGCTTGGGGCGTTAATTAGTGGCGACTTAGTAACGATTGCAACCGAGAGTGGTGGAACGCTAGAGCTTGTCAGCGGCCACACCTACCCGGACTGGACAGGTTATGTCCATGTTGATGACATTGGCGGTATAAGGCTTTACAGCACATTCTCACTAGCACTAGCAGGTGAAATGTCCGATGCATTGGCATTAACTGCGCCCAGCGCGACAAAGGAAATAACGATCACAACACGAAGCGACGTATTTAGACCTGTTGCTCAGGTCCGCCGCTTCGACATGACAACAAGCAGGGAGTTGATACAAACTTCATCCTTATGCCAAGATTTTCAAGACCAGTTTGACGCCGGATTAATTAGCGGACAGGGCCGCATGTCTTGTTTTTGGGAACACCAAACGACCACCGGAGCAGGAGCAACTGAATTTTCGGTGTATCTGGCGCGTCTAGTCCTTCGGCTGCAGCAAGGCGCAGCGTTTAGGGGTAAGTTCTATTTGTACAAAAACGAGGAGAGTAGTTCCTCTGTTTGGTACGAGTGTGACTGCATCGTTAGCAGTGTTCAGGTGTCGATTGAGCCAGGAGAGGCAATTGTAACTGAAATTGATTTTGTAACAACTGGGTTAATTACGCTACGCGAAAAGTCACAGCTTAGTTACATCCTTCAAGAGGACTCAAACAAGATTTTGCTTGAAAGCAACCAAGACGGTGCATTGCTACAAGAGGAAACAGCCTAGCAGCCATTAGACTGGTAGCACGAATAAAGAGCCTGAATGCCTGACTTAGAAATTTCTGGGCTACCTCTGCTGGCGGGTTCTGACCTGCAAGGTACGGACCCCATTGCGATAGCAGATCTTTCAGCTTCTGAGACTAAAAGGCTGACGGCATCAGACCTATTGACCTTTGGTATCAGCTTTATTGCTGACGGGGCAATTTCAGGCGACAAGATAACTAGCCTTATTGGCACGAAGATTGTGGCGGATTCCGTTACATCGAGCCAAATTGCACCGGATGCTATCGGTAGCAGTGAACTAGCCAACTTATCTGTAGATACTGCGGCTATTCAGGATGGAGCTGTCACAAACGTTAAGTTAGCCGGGGGCATTGACGGCACAAAGCTACTTTCTCTTTCAGTTAGCGATGCAAAAATTGTCGATGTAGACGGCGCAAAGATACTTACTGGAACTATTACTGCCAACCAACTGGGTACAAATTCAGTTACATCAACACAGTTGGCGGACAATGCTGTTGACACCGCTGCTGTACTGGACGCAGCAATTACAGACGCCAAAATAGGAATCAATATTGATGGCGCAAAAATACTTGCTGGATCAATAACGACAACTCAATTATCGGCTGACAGTATTACGGCATCCGAGCTTGCCGACTTATCCGTGGATACCGCTGCAATCCAAACTGCAGCAGTAACCGACGCAAAGATTGCCACTGGAGTTAATGGGGTAAAAATTGCTGACGGAACTATTAGCGATGCTAAAATTATCGGCCTTGATGGAGCGAAATTAAACGCCGGTTCTGTTGGCGCAGTGGAGTTGGCCGCAAACGCAGTTACATCGACCGCATTATCCGCTAACGCTGTTGGTTCGACCGAGCTTGCAGACTTATCCGTTGATACTTCAGCTGTACAAGATTCCGCTATTACAGATGCAAAGGTCGCACCAGGCATTAACGGTGCAAAACTCACTGATGCAACCGTAAGTAATGCAAAAATTAGTGATTTAGACGGCTCAAAAATTAATGCAAATTCTGTCACGGCTACGCAGATCGCAACTAATGCAGTCGGATCTTCAGAGTTAGCTGATGGCAGTGTAGACACTGCGGCTGTTACTAACTCCGCAATTACGGACGCAAAATTAGCGACAGGAATTAACGGCAACAAGATAGCATCTGGTACGGTAGAGAGCACGCAACTAAGTGTGGATTCTGTATCCACAGAAAAAATCCAAGACGGCGCAATTACTGATGACAAAGTAGGTAATTTTATTAACGGGTCAAAATTAAGTGCTAGCACCGTTCCAAACACAGCATTAGGGGCCGTCACTGACCGTGGCTTAGACCAAAGCTCCGGGAGTATTGGAATTTCCAACACGGTTACAGCTGGAACGCAAGGCGGTATTACTTGGGATTCGACAGGACTGATTACATCAAATACGGGATCAATACCGTCTGCTGATTTACCTATTGCTACGGCCACAATACTAGGAGCTGTTTCAGTTCCTTCTGCTGGCGGATTGAGTGTTGACGGCGCAGGCGCAGCTTCTATTGCTAACACAATTACAGCCGCTACAAAACTTGGTATTGAGTATGACGAGCACGGAAGCATCGTCAGTGTGGCCGACACCGTTCCAACCGGTGCAATCCCACTTGCCACTAATAGCACAATCGGTGGCGTTAAAGTACCTGGCCCTGATGTAACGGTTGCTGTTGATGGGGCGTTGTCGCTAGGCAATTCTGGAGTGACCGCCGGTATTTACCCCAAAGTTCAAGTTAATGCAAAAGGTGTTGTTATATCTGGCACTACCTTAGAGGCAGGAGACATTCCCAGCCTAGATGCAAACAAGATTACAAGCGGGACATTTGGATCTGCTTTTTTAGCTGCAAATAGCGTTACAGCATCACAACTGGCTGACTATGGCATTGCAAAAATAAGCAGTAGTCAACCAACCCCAGAATTTGCGGGTCAGCTTTGGGTAAACCCAACAGATCGCACGGCTTACGTTTGGGTTGGGCAAGTTGACCCGCCAGAAGGCTATTACTTGCCGCTAAACAATGAGTTTGGGGCGCAAGCCAACCTACGTTTTGCTGGTACTTATGACGCGAACACAAACACGATTGCAAGTTTAAATAACTATGGCTCAGAGGCGGGTCTCATTGTTGGTTCTGCGTTAGTTGCACCGACAGCGGCAAGTTCTGGCGTGTACTTGCTTGTAACAACTGCTGGAACGGGAACAGCTCCAGCGCCTGCTGTTGCTTTAGACGTTGGCGATTGGGTTCTGAGCCCAGGCTCTGGAACAACTTGGACACACGTCAACCTTGTAGGTGCTGGCATCAGCGTAATTGACGCAGGCAGCGTAACTTACGACGGTACAGGTTTAACACCGCCATTTACCGGGGTTGCAGACGCTGGAGCAGCTATAGACACATTGTGGGGGCGAACTCAGATTGCAACAATTACTGTCTCAGGGGTTGTCCGTGAGAGCACCGAAATTACTGTTGACAACACCACGGGCTCAATGGCCGTAGGGGTTGTTGATGAAGGCTCTTACTGATGTCCAACTTTAATTACAACGGCGAAAATTTACCACATGGCGGTATAGCCGGTGATTTGTTGGTGAAAATAAGCAGTGCTGACTACTACGTGCAGTACAAAAACCTAACTGAAATTATTGCTGAGTACGACGTGGAAATTGACGAAGGCGAATACTAGACTGTTGTGGTAACGCCGTCCGGCAAGGAGTTAAGGCATGGCTACATACAAGCACCTTCGTAGCAGCACTAGCGCCAAACGCCCAACAACGAGTTTGGCTGATGGTCAACTTGCGATCAATACCAATGCTGCAAGTCCTGGTTTATTTTTTAAGGACTCAACTGGTGCAGACCTTATAAAGGTCGGTCCTATACACGTTGGCACGACAGCACCCAATGTAGCCCCTGCAGCTGGCGGTAGTGCCGGAAACTCTGTAGGCGAAGGTTGGCTAGATACAAGTGCTAGTCCGGAAGAACTTAAGATTTGGAGCGGCAGTGCTTGGATAAGTGCTGGTTCCGGTGGTGGCGGTAGTGCGCCTGTTGCTGGGGACGGAATAGACGTTACTGGGACAACAGTAAGCGTAGATTTGAAGGCTGACGGTGGGTGTACCATCGAATCGACTGAGCTTGCGGTTGATTTAGGCGCATCCTCGCTTACCGGCACGCTTGCAGTAGGCGATGGTGGGACGGGTTCAACTACACCGAGTGCTGCCAGAACAGCCCTTGGCGTTGCTATAGGCACTGATGTTCAAGCATACGACGCTGACCTGACCACGCTTTCAGGGCTGCAAGTAGGAACAGCAACGGCACTTGCCGCCTTAGCAAGCTCTGAAGTAGAAATTTTAGACGGAGCAACGCTAACAACTGCTGAACTTAACTATGTAGATGGCGTCACTTCAAGCATTCAAACACAGTTAGACGCAAAACAGGCGGGTGACGCTCAGCTAACCACGCTTGCTGGCATGACATCAGGAGCGGCCACCAATTTAGTTGCACTCACAGCAACCGAGCTTGCGATCTTAGACGAAGCAACAGTAACAACTACTGAGCTGAACTATGTAAGTGGTGTTACGTCAAGCATCCAGACACAGATAGACACAAAGCAAAATTCAGACGCTGAACTAAGCACTCTGGCCGGAATGACATCCGGAACGGCCACAGCACTTGCAGCACTTACCGGAACAGAGGTTGCGATTTTAGATGGAGCAACAGCTACCACGCTGGAACTGAATGTGCTTGCCGGGGCAACAGTAACTACAACGGAACTCAACTATGTAAATGGTGTCACATCCAGTATCCAGACGCAGCTAGATGCAAAACAGACATCGGATGCTGAACTAACCACGCTTGCTGGTATGGCACCCGGTACAGCTACCGCACTCGCAGCACTGAGTGGAACGGAAGCTGCAATCCTAGACGGAGCAACGGCAACAACAGCTGAGTTGAACTACAGCGTTGGAGTCACTTCAAGTATCCAGACGCAGCTAGATGCAAAACAGGCATTAGATGCTGAACTAACCACGCTTGCTGGTATGGCATCCGGCACAGCTACAGCGTTGGCAGCTTTAACCGGAACGGAAGTTGCGATCTTAGACGGGGCAACAGTAACTACACCTGAACTCAATAAACTGGACGGTGGAACGGCTGCAACCCCCACCACTTTGGGTACAAGCGACAGGGTGGTTGTCAACGATAACGGTACAATGGTTCAGGTTGCCTTAAGCGATTTGGTGACATTTCTTGAAAACGGAGCCACTTCAGGCTTTGCTATCGACGGAGGTACATTCTAAAGATGGCTACTCACATTCGCCATAAAAGGGGCACTGGGACACCTGGCTCTGGTGCTTTTACGTCCACTGCAGAACTGCTTATAAACACAGCAGACGGCACTGTATTTACAAAAAAAGATAACGGGAGTGTTGTTGAAGTAGCCGGTCCAGCCGGTATTCCTCAAAAGTCTACATCGTCTAACTACACCCTTATTGCGAGTGATAACGGCAAGCATATTAACTTTACAAGCGGCACAATTACCGTCCCACCAAGTGTATTTAGCGCGGGAGACGCAATTAGTTTGTATAACGACAGTTCATCTGACCGAACCATCGACGACGGCTCAGGCGTAACTATGCGTTTGGCGGGTACTTCAACAACAGGGCAACGAACCTTGGCACAACGTGGGCTTGCTACGTTGCTTTGTGTGGGCCCAGATGAGTTTGTTATTAGTGGAGCAGGTTTAACCTGATGGGTATTCAACAAGCTCTATTTGCTCAAAGTGGTTCCGCCGCAGCGTCAACATGGTCAGTTGTCGATTTTCATAGGTACAGAGCAGACGGAACAACGTTTTCTTTATCTAACTTGCAGCAAAATGACCTGATTTATGTAGCAGTGGGCTCAGATACTAATACCCCCGGCACAGTAACTGGATTTACAACCCAAGTTCAAGATTTTTCTACTGCGGCAGATATTGGTCGCTATGTAGGGACAAAACTTCACACTTCAACATCATCGACATTGTCGTTTTCAATTAGTGGGCAAGCACCAAACTACGGAATAGCGTTTGCACTCCGATCACCTAACCAAACAGGTTTATACGACATCGACGAAAAACAAAGCGCATCATCTTCAACAGCTGGCACACCAACCCACAACAACACAACTATGCTTTTAGCAAAAGATTCAATTGTAATATTGGAGGCTTTTGTCGATGACGACAACGCTTCACCTATGGGCGCACCTACTGATAGCACTTTAATCACCGAAGATGTACTAGCCTTTAGAGGATCATTAGGTTTGGCGTATAAAATTATTCCTTCTGTAGCTAATTACTCATGGGGATCTTGGACAACAACAGGTACTGACTCATGGATTACGTCAATCCGCAGGATAAGAGAGTCTTGATACAATGTACTAGAGGGGCCAAACCATGACTGTACAGCCAGGAACCTATAACATCACCTTGCAACGTCGCGCAGACTACAACGTTTCGCTGCAGTTCAAAGACAGCAACGACGCTGCAATTGACTTAAGCGGCTGGGTCGCGGCTGCCCAAGCATGGAACAAAGCACGCACTACAAAATATGCTGATTTTTCCGTCGCATACACAAACCCACTAGAAGGACAGATCTCAATAAGCTTGACCGACACACAAACCGAAACGCTTCCTGACAGCATGTATTATGACGTACTTTTGACTGATACAGCTGGAATCAAAGAATACTATCTAGAAGGAACAATTCAAGTTTCCGAGGGTTACACATCGTGACAAGCGTCAATATTACTACCGCTCAAAACACTGTCACTGTTGATGAAAGCGGTGAAGTTGCCGTTGTAACAGTAAAAACCCCAGGCCAAAATGGTGCAGGCGTAGCCCTTGGCGGCGCAGAGAAGAACGTTTTAGTCAAATCCAGCGCATCAACCTACGACACAGATTGGACATCTCAGCCTGAGTTGGGTTCAGTTCGACTTGACCCGGCGCAAGCCGTTTCGATCACAAAAATCGGGCAAATAGCGTGGAGCGATCCAGACAAATGCTTAGGAGTCAAGCGCAATGCTGCTGTAACGGAATGTCTGGGCCAAGACACTCACGTTTATGTGAAATGCGTGCAGCCTGGAGGGATGATCAAGGGCCAAGTTGCGATGTTCTTAGGCGCGGATGAGGTCACAGGCCGAATTGAAGTTGGCGTACTGGTAGCTGACGGGACTTACCCCGGTTACGTGTTTTTTGGAATCCTTGCAGAGGACATTGCAGAGAACGGCTTTGGTTTTGTATGCACGAACGGTTATGTGCGTGGAATCGATACATCTATCTATCCCCCGGACTCTTTGCTTTGGGCGTGTACCGTAAATCCTGGCGATTTAGTCCTAGAAGAAAACCTGCTTGGGGCACCAAACTTAAAACTGCCCGTTGCCGTAACTGTTCAAAGTGACGCCGTAAATGGCGAAATTTTCGTTAGGGCAACAACAGGCAACAACCTGTATCTGTTACATGATGTAGACATTGACGGCGAAGAAACCGGCGACCTAATTGCTTGGAACGATGACAACCAGCGTTGGGAAAACCAGGCTCCTGCTGCTCGCAGCGCAACAATAGCCGAGCCTGTCGCTGGCGATAGCTTTACATTGTTCCGGACTGCGCGATCAACAACGCTCAGGGATGTGACAGGATTGGTTTCTGGTGGCTCAGTGACCTATGAAATCAGGTATGCAGCTGATCGCACCGCTATAGGGTCTCTTGCAACTATTTCTGACACCGTTACAAATACAACTACTGGCAGCGCAGCGACCGTTCAGAACCAGCCAATCCCTACCGGCAACTGGGTTTGGCTTGAAATTACCGCCGTTACTGGAACGGTTGATGAGTTCAACGCGAGCCTTGCGTTCTAAGCTAAAATTTAAGTCAAAAGCTAAATTTCCCCTGTGGCTAGTTTCAACAAGTTCAATTCTTTCGTGGAAGCTCTTTCTGAGGGCGTTCACAACTTGGGCGCTGACACTTTAACCATTGCGCTAACAAATTCAGCTCCTGCGGCGGCGAACACTGTGCTCGCAAATATCACAGAGATTTCGTACTCAAATATCTCAAGCCGAGTCTTGACATCAGTTACATCTGCCCAGACAGGCGGCACATACACGTTGGACGCCGCCGATCTTGTGTTGACAGCATCCGGCACCGTGCCAACTTTCAGGTACGTGGCGCTCTATAACGACACTGCGACGAGTGACGAACTGATTGGCTATTACGACTACGGTTCCGCCGTTGATCTATTAAATGGCGAAACCTTCACTATCACGTTTGATGCATCTGGAATTTTAACGTTGGCCTAACTAAAAATTGAGGAGGCTGAAAAATGGCTGTTATTCATTCCTCCTCATCGGAGTCTCATACTGGCGCAACAGGTTCGTCTAACCAAGGGTCATTTAACTGGACCCATACTCAGACAAGCACTCCGCAGGGAGTACTTGTTTTCGTGCATACGATCAACAGCTTCAACGACGACGCAGGCACGGTCACTTACGGCTCAACAACATTAAGCCGTGTCACCGGGGCCAACGCTGTTGACATTGGCGGTGAACCCGGCAGAACTGTTGCTTATTTCGCAGGGTCTGGGCTTCCATCAGGGAACCAAACAGTAACAGTCAATCGAACAAATAACTCCAACGTGATGTACGCGACTGTTGCGACAGTCACGGCGGCAGCAGATACAGACACAGCCGGAGTTCTGGTAGAGCAAAACAACCAGACACTTACCGAAGAAAACGTTGACGACGGAAGCCCAGGCGCAAACTCTATTCGATACTTAGGGCTCTATTCAGGGCGTGGCGCTTTTGGCAACCAGTCCGGCAGAATAACGCCAGGTGCTAACTCTACGGCTGTCCAAACTATTGATTTTGGAGCAAGAGTAGCTGGTCTATACAGAGAAACTGTTGCAGGGCAAGGCAGCCGCCCCGTAGGTGTTTCGTGTACTACCTCTGACGATGTTGCTGCTGTCTACTTAGCGATTATTGAGGCTGCCTCAGCGGAGCCGGAATTATTGGCTGATGTTCGGTCGTATGTTGTCACGGGGAACGATGTTGTTTTTGCAACAGACCGACAGATAGAAGCTAATAAAGGCGCTTTCAGCCTGACCGGTAATGACGCAACGTTTTTTTCCGGACTAAGACTGAGTGCCGATCCCGGTGCGTTTAGCTTGGCAGGCCAAGCGGCAGGATTTCTTGAAGATAAGCGCCTCGCCGCTGATGTTCAGTCCTATGCACTGACCGGCAATGATGCAGGGCTGCACGTTGTCACAAACCTAGACGTAAATGCTGGATCCTTTGCGCTAACCGGCAACGATGCGGGATTTACGCAAGCACAAGTGCTAACTGCTGACACTAGGTCATTCAGCGTTACTGGTGCCGACGTAACACTAAGCAAAACAGAAGTTCTCGAAGCAGACCCAGCAACGTTTGCGCTGACCGGGCAAGCCGTCACGACCACAAAGCAGTACATACTGACAAGCGACCTTGGAACGTTTAACGCAACAGGCAACAGTGCTGTTTTTACTAAAACGATTCTCGCTCCAGTTGACGTTGGTACGTTTGCGCTAACTGGCGGCAGTCCTGTCCTGTCTGAGGTTTATTTCCTCAGCGGTGGCACAGGGAATTTTACCGAGACAGGCCCAAGCGTTGTTTTCGCTCGAACGTGGAATCTGACCGCTGGGACAGGCGGATTCACGCTCACCGGCAATACTGTTGCACTCACGCTACTAGGTGCGTATGAAGTTGATTTAATCGTTGGCAGTTTTACGTTGACGGGCAGCGCCGCAACGCTCCGCGAGACAGAAAAAACAGAGGCTTTAGCCGGAGCATTTGCACTTACTGGTAACGAAGCCGGTCTCCTCAACAGTCGATCTTTATCAACAGAAGCTGGTAATTTTGCAGTCACAGGCAACGATACGGGCCTGCTAAAAGCCAGTTCCCTAAACGCTGACCTCAGCAGCAGTGTCCTCACTGGTCAGACGACAACGCTGCGAGTTGACCGCAATCTAGCCGCCATTTCTGGTGCGTTCAACGTCATCGGCAGTGATGCTTCATTTATAGCGGACAGCATCCTGAGTGGTGATGCTCAGTCGTTTGCGCTTACCGGGAACGACGTAACATTGTCGCTGGCAAGTGCTGGAAACTTAGAGCTTCCAGTAAGTGCAGGCGCTTTTGCTCTTACTGGCAATGCAGTGTCCCTGCCACGGACATGGGCCTTAAGTGCTGACATTGGCAATTTTGTTGGAACGGGCCAACCCGATCTACTGCTAAAGCAGTCCCTAATTGTTCCTGAGGTCAAAACTTTTGTATTAACAGGGAACGACGCAACAACGGCTGATTTTGAAAGCCTAAATACAAGCACCGAATCTTTGGTGCTGACTGGCTTAAACGTAAATCTACAAAAAGCTGGAACGGCACTAGAGGTTGAAGTTGAAGCTGTAGCCTTTGCCTTATCAGGAAAATCAGTCACACTGCAAAGGCAGTATGTATTGACTGCCCAAGCAGCTAGATTCCGCTTAAGATTTGGCGCTAGGCGCAGGGTAGTTTTTCTTTTTTAAGAGATCGACATGGACTCAAGAAAGTATTCCAACTGGCGGCGCGTAAAGGAAGCCCTAGAGAAAGCCAACAAGACAGACTGCCTATTTTACAAACGTGCCGTGGCAATTTTATTTAGACTTGAAATAATTCAGCTAGGGTTCGTGATTGAAATTTACGCCGCAATTCTAGGCGCATCTATAGGCGTTGCTGGGATGAGCTTTTCTGGGTTTACCAGACGTAGCAGCGAAAGTCGTGAAGCAGTTATCCGCCTCACAGCTGGCGTTGAATCCATCGCAACAAAGCTTGAAGACCTGCACCAAGACATGAAGGCAGAAAAAGTTCAAGCCACTGCTGACCGACGGGAAATCTACGAGCGCCTTAACGACCACGGAAACCGCATCACTGCTTTGGAATACAAAAGCCCACAAGGCTAGTATTAGAGAAAGTTCTGGACTCCATGAATCTCGAAGAAATCCTTAGTCACCCTGCTTTTTGGGTTGTCGTCGCTGCAGCATCAGAACTTATCGGCATGAGCAAGCTAAAAGACAACAGCATCATTCAAATGCTGTTTACTGCGATTCGCAGCCTCAAGTCCACAAAAAAGGGTTGATACCCCCTGATGGCCGTTGGATCGCCTTGTTTAGCACCCGCTCTTTATGGAGCAGACTCCACGCGGCCATTCAAGGGCGTAAGTTTTACGCAACGCTGCCCAAAAAACTAGACCAAGCTGAAGAGAACTGGCACGTAACGCAACCTGCTGCAGTACCACCTCCCCAGCGCCTTGACGACTTGCACCTTCGCGCACCATGGCATGAGTCCAAACACTCCGGTTCACCTGAGTGATCTATTTCGCTACTACCGGAAACTGCCTCACCAGAGTGCTGCGTTAGTAGAGCTTGAGGCCGCAATCTTAAAAGTACAGCCAGACATCCTTAACCGTAACCAGCCCTGGTACGGAACATGGATTTCGGCTGTAAACGACAAAAGTTACGGCGCGGCGGTGGAGCTTATTAAAGAATTTGAAGGTTGTCATTTAACTTCATATTTGTGTCCTGCTGGCGTACCAACGATTGGCTATGGGAACACCCGATATCCCGAAGGCTTAGCCGTGAGGCTAGGCGAAAGTATTACCCAGCAAAGAGCAGAAGAAATGTTGACTTTAGAGATACAACGCATTGCAGAAATTCTTGAAGCCAACATACCGTTTTGGGAGAGTATGCGTTCCAATCAAAAATCAACATTAATTAGCTTTGCTTTTAACGTTGGAGCGTACTTCTACGGCCTCCCAGGGTTTAAAACAATCAGCCGCGCATTAGAAAACCGCGAATGGAGTCGAGTACCCGATGCTTTATTACTTTATCGAAACCCTGGATCGCATTTTGAGGTAGGATTACGCCGCCGTCGCATAGAAGAGGGCCGCGTCTGGTCAACACCGTAGTTTTCCCGGCGTTACCATACAAATAGCTGCAAGTCAAATAGGTTGTTGCAGTCTATTGAGCGGTGGTAGTGGACCACCAGATCGACGGGACTGAGCTGATATCCCGTAAAAAAGCCAAGGTGCGCTTTCGTGACCATATCTTGCAGCAATGGAATTACTGCTGCGCCTATTGCGCCGAACCGCTGGGCAAGAACGCAACGTTAGATCATGTAGTCCCAAAATGGAAAGGCGGTATAACAGAACAACGCAATTTAGTAGGCTGCTGTTTTTCCTGCAATAGCCAGAAATCAGGCCAAGACTGGCAGGAATGGTACAGAGAGCGTGACTACTGGAACGAAGCCCGCGAAGCCCGCATTTCCGAATGGACAGAACAGTGAAGCCCTAGTCAGTTAGACGAGTTGCGGTATATGTGTTCTAACTGATTTGCCACTGGAATACTATCGCCTATGGGCATTCCATCGAAAGGATCGTTAGCGATAAAAAGCAACGGGCCGTCCATTTCTTTAACGGCGAGCATACCAATGCGCGGACTACGCACCAATACGTGCAGAGCTACGCGCTCAAACCAGTTTAAGAAGATGACTTTCATGGGTTTAGTGTAGGAAAAACGGCCTGGTACACCGTTGGAAAGCACTGCTTAAACACGTCTGCACACTGGAACGCGATCTGCCGGTGTTCCAGCTGTGTATCGTTATCAGCCCGCAACTGGATGTAATGCACCCAAGACCTTAAAGTCCCCTGCATGTAAAGGGTGGTAGGAGTACAGAGTGGCAGGATACGTCTAGCCGTCTCCTTGGCAACGCCCCGTTCCAATAGGGTGTCATAAAACAAAAAGGCATCAGCAATGATGCGACCAGCACCTGCTTGGAAGTCTTCCTGATGTTTTGGGTGTAGGTCACTAATGCTGTTCTGCCGATTTTTAAAATCCTGTCGCCGAAAATAAGGTACTTCGGCTGGCTGTGTTTTGCTGTATCGAGTAGAGAACTCCTGGAACGAAAAGGACCGATGCCGTAATATCTGAGCGGCAATATCACGTTCTGTGTCAATTTGGACGCACATATTGGCCATCTCAAATGGTGACCAATGCTTGTGTTTCGCAAGGTACCTAAGCAGCCCTGGTCCGGTTTCCCAGTTGTCTTCGTTGGACGGGTTACTAACACGCGCCATACGCACGATCAGCTTTTCAGCGTCTGGGGTTGCCCAGACCAATTCAACATTGCTCATGAATAAAGCGCAGAGATCAAACGTGTCACCACACTTCTCTTAGCGTGGTAGTGGGTTTGGCAGTAAATGTGGTTTTCAGCCACTGGAATTTCTACTGAGTACAGAAGTGTGGAACATACACCGCATTTTTTAACCCGTGTAGTCGCTACTTCGTGTGAACTACGGGTGCTTATAGTTCTTAAGACGCCTCTACCTGAGGCACCGCAATTAGGGCACTCCACTATAAAGGCCCGCAGGTGCCAAGTTTTGCAAGCACATGAAGCTTCCTTAGGGCTTTGTGGCATCTTTGCCTTACACGTTCTCTAGACATACCCAAGTCTTTTGACACCTTTATGTAGGTCTGCGGCTCACCACCATCAAAAGCAAATACACGTTCCACGATGGTACGATCCACGGGGTTTAAGGTCGTCAAAAGCCTGTCTACCGTATCACTGCAAAAAAGGTTATCAAGCTTTTCCATAGGGTGCTCACCATCACTAATAAGCTCAAGCAGGGTGTGGTCAGAATCTAGTCCACGTGCAACTTTATCCAAGCTAATGCAGTCTTCACTGCGCTCCAGGTATTCCCGCAATCGCTTAGGGGATGTAGCACAGTATTCTGCGCTTTCCTCTAAGGTGGGTGGCCTGCCATGCGAAAGCTCAAATTGAGGTGCCCACTGGCGCAGCTTTGCCAGTATTTCCCCGGCATGGGACGGAATGCGAATCATCCGGTCGTGGTAACTCAGGTAACGACTAATGGACTGCCTAACCCACCAATAGACGTATGTGGATAAAGCGTAACCACGCTCTGGGTCGAACTTTTTGATGCCGTGGGCAAGCCCGATGTTCCCTTCCTGCACAATGTCGAACATTTCTGTGCGCCTGGAACGCATTGTGTAACGTTTTGCAATAGAGACCACAAGTCTTAGGTTGCAGTTGATGAGCTTTTGATATGCCCGCTTACCTGTCTTAATTTCTCTTTCGGTAGGGTTTTCAGATGTAACCCAAACCTGCACTTGCCGTGCCAGCAGAATTTCCTGCTCTTTGTTTAAGAGCGGATACCGAACTATGTCTTTCAGATACTCACTAAAGCCGTCCATCAGTAAGAAACTTCCACAATGCTTGGTACGCAACCGATGCTGTCTTCAAGGCTACGCGCCACTTGACCGGCCTTTTCAATAGTCACATAAGAGCAGGCGTCTTCTGCTTTATCTGTCAAGCGAATACCGTTGTTTTTAGGGGAGTTTGCATAGTAGGCTGCAAGATACAAAGTTTGCGCTCCGTGTGTTGTCTTAAGTGCGTAGCGAGTCATCGGCTAGTAAGTAGTAAACCCAAAAAGAGTAGCACAGTACAAAGCCCCTATTTGAAATCTTCAGAAGCTTTACGTGACTTAATACGGCCTTCAACACGCTTACGCACCGAAGCACGCCAAACAGCTTCATCTTTAGCAACTGCCTCGTTATAAATCGCAGAAGGGTACTCGCGTTCCAGTGTTTTGTAGACCGCGTTACGAACCCAAGCTGTGGGACGTACGGCGGCTTTTTCAGCTAGGTCAAACAGCAACTTTGCCCTATGAGGGTCAAGAAGTATTTGCATATATGTCTTATTTCCGTGCCAAATTGCCATCAAGTGGTAGCCCAGTAGGTTTTAGTCTAGCATTGTGCTACCAAAGAAGTGCGTTATCAACATGCTTACGCCAGCCAGTCTGCTGATCCTTACGAGCTTTTGTGCGTTGTTTACGGCAGCCCCGCCTTATTTCCCTAGCACCCTCAAGGAAATTGGCTGCGCGGAGCAAATCTGCAGTACTGGCACGCGCTATTTCGTACTGCAAGAACTTCATAACTATCTGCCGCCCTGTCTCCGGTGGCATAGGCAGCATCCATCACTTCCGCAAGACTACGGTAACAACCTGTTCCCTGAGGGGTACGGAAGGACCACCCGCTAAGCGTTCGATAGATGCTGACCATGCTGCGCTACTTCCTAGTGAATTTCAGACCAACGCTTTCCTACAGAAGGTTCAGCTAGAGGCGGAATATCTCCCAGCCACTTAGCTTCGGCGCTTTCCATTACTTGTTTTAGCTGGTCCGCCCACTGCTGTGCCTTATCTTCACGAACAAGTAAGAGAATTTCATCATGGATACAAGCTGCAATTTTTACTTCCTGTTCATTAGCTTCAAGAACCTTTGGCCAGAGGTTGCCTAAGGCGCACTTAAGGATGGCTGCGCCAGCTCCTTGAATTGGAGTGTTGCACCTTACCGTAAGGCGGTTCATGTCACCTGGCAGAAAGCGCCGCATATCAGAGCCTGGGATACGAATTTCGGCCCACCGGTTACTTGCTGTCTTTGATGCGTCTGCAGCATTCTGGTTTTGCCACTGCTTCACACCTGCATAAGTGCTCAACCATTGGTTACGAATTGTTGCAGCGGCCTCAACCGTCATGGTGACACCAGAGCTAGCAGCGTAATTACGCAAGCCTTTAGCGCCTGACCCATACAGCAAACCAAAATTGGCGCTTTTTGCAATTTGGCGAGTGCAGCCGATTGCCTCAGCGGTAACCGTGTGAAGGTCTTCACCAGCCTGGAACGCCTTGGTCATTTTTTCATCCTGCGCCACTGCTGCAGCGAGTCGAAGTTCCATCTGACCAAAATCCGCATCCACAAGTAGCCAACCATCAGGAGCCTCAACACATTGCCGAAACTCTGTATCACGGGGAATTTGCTGGTTGTTGGGTTTGATGCAGGACATACGGCCTGACTCCGCTCCAAGCTGGAGGTAGCTGGCACGTACAAAGCCATCCGGGTCCATTTTTTCGAGGATCCCTTCAGCCATTTGACGACGCTTTTCACTTTTCTTCCATGCCAAATAGGTCTGTATGACATGGTGGTCCGCAGCGTAATCCTGAAGTGCTGCCCTACTAGCACTAGGCTTACCTGTTTTATTGTCCTTTGGCACTGCCCCCAGAAGTGCTGTGAACTTTTCTAACAATTGCTTGGGACTACTTAAGTTAAAGCCTGCTTCTAGCTTGGTCCCACGGCGAGCATCACCCGTAGCTTTCGGCCTGAGGTTAAACGTTTGCGGCGCCGTTTCAATCTGTTCAATTTCCGCATACCACTTTTCGTAGTCTGAGTCGTCGTGCCCCATTTGCGTGACAAGGTCTCGAAGTTTTGAAAGTCTTTGAGTATTTGCTGCTTCTCTTGGGAGCTTATGTTCCGCCGGAAGCGCATTATCAAGTTCCCGTAAAAAGTCTCTACCGAGCGCATGAATGTCGTGTTGGTAATCATTACAAAGCTGCTCAAGACTGGTACGGTTCCAAGGAAGCCCGGTACGCCACATCTGGGCCATAGCGGGAAGTGCTCTGCACTCTAATGTATAAGCTTCAGACAGCCGTGCATTTTGTAGTGCTGCTGTAAGTGGATAGTCCAGCTGCAGCAACACCTCAACATCTTTAGCGGCATAGACCAACTGGTCTCGACTTAAGACTGGAACGCTCCAATCAGACCGCTGCTGTTCCTTGTCGAGTTCAATTTTGAGAACACGTTTGGCCACATGGGCTAGACCGTGCCTGAGGTTAGGCGTTCCATTGTGGTGGAGCTTACTGGCAAGCATGGTGCAACCAACCCGGCCACGTACATAGATGCCATATTCCTGCAACCAACCAAGATCAAACACTGCATTGTGCGCTAACCAGTAACGCTCACCATTGGTGAAAAACAGGCGTAATTTTTCCCAACCATCTGCATCTAGTTCAAAGCAGTCAATGATGACGATAGTTTTACTAACTTCGCATCCCAGCTGGATTAAACGGAGTTTGCCTATTTCAGGCTGTAGCTGGAGCGTTTCAGTATCGAAGGCGATAGAAATGGATGTCGAGATCTTCTGCAGATGCTCGACACCGAAAAACAAGTTGTAGTCAGACATGGGTGGTCTTCAAAGAAGTGTGTATTCAGGAAGTGGGCCTGTCCATTCGGACTCGTGTTGGCCTTCGGGACTGTACCATCCGCTGTCGTCTATACGCCAGCCAGCTGTGCAACGCTTAAGCGCCTTGTAATTTTCCCAAACAGGTTCTTCAGGGAAAGGGTTTCCGTAGTCGTGTTCCCAGTCATGCTCACTGATGCCGGTGGGTGTATACCAGCCACCTTCGTCAGCTTCCCAGCCTTCTGCGCTACGCATTTTCCAGAGCTTGTCTTCGTCGGCCATAGCGCGATCAACTTGAGCAGCGTTCACAGCGTAGTTATCGAACCAGGCCGCAACCCGAAGGTTGTAATCTGCGGCCTCATTTTGTAAGTAGCTTGGAACGTTCTTAAGTTTTACGCTTGCAAAGGTGCTGGTGTCAAATGGGTGTGTAGACATAATTAAAGAGGAAAAGTTTCGTAAGAGGTTTGCAAGAGGCTTTTGATAATCACCTCTAGCTCTGCAACCCTATCATTGGAGTCAAGGTCGCAGACAATTGGGACTTCAGCTGTAAACCATTTGTAACCACAGGCCGGACATTTGCGGCCTCTAACCA